AGGGGGATCAGCCACGGCGACCTTGCGTGGGCAACCATGCTTGCTGTCATTAACGAACCGATTGGCGGCGAAGGAGAAAACGAGCGTTTCACGGTTATGGAGTTCTGATGAGCAGAAAAAATAAAAAAGTGCGCATGAGTACACGCATTGAGCTTGCTGATGCGCTCAGGAAAGAATCGTCGCTCAGTGCATTCACATTTGATGGTCCTTACCGCCTGACCGGGCATGACCTGCTGGACAATATGTACTGTGCTGATAACGGGCGGTGGTACGAAACCCCGGTGGACTGGTACGGTCTGGCAAGAGCCGCCCGGCAAACGTCCTGGCATCAGTCTGCGCTTTACTTTAAGCGCAATGTATTGCTCGGTTGCTACATCCCGCACCCGCTGCTTTCCCGGCAGGATTTCTCGGCGCTGGCGCTGGACTGGTTTGTGTTCGGTAACGCATTCCTTGAGCTTCGAAGCAATATGCTCGGCGAACCGCTTAAATTACGGCACGCACTGGCGAAATACATGCGACGCGGAAGCGATCTTGAATCATGGTGGTATGTGCAGGATGGCAAGGACGCGTTTGAGTTTCGCCCTGGTAAAGTGTGCCATCTGATGAATCCGGATATTAATCAGGAAATCTACGGCATGCCGGAATATCTTGGCGCATTACTCTCGGCCAGCCTTTCTCATTCGGCGGACATGTTCAGAAAACTGTACTACGACAACGGCTCCCACGCCGGGTGCATCATCTACATTGGTGCAGCGCAGGTAAACCGCGAAAGCATGGGCTCCCTGAAAGAAACGTTACAGGGTGCGCGTGGTGGTGGTGCGTTTAAAAACGTGCTCATCCATGCTCCCAACGGGGGCAAAGAGGGGGTGCAAATTTTGCCGTTCCAGCAGATCACCGCAAAGGATGAGTTCATGAATGTTAAGGCGGCATCCCGTGATGATGTGCTGGCTGCGCACCGCGTTCCGCCGCAACTGATGGGGGCGATGCCGGGCGAAAAAAGTGCGTTTGGTGATGTGGAGAAGGCCGCGCGGGTTTACGCAATTAACGAGCTGATGCCTGTCATGGAGGCCATGAAGCACATCAATGACTGGCTTGGCGAAGAGGTGATCCGCTTTAACCCTTACGCACTGTTAGACACCCAGCCCACATCCTGACGCGCTTCGCTTGTCTGCTGCTTCGCCGGGGCATAAAAAATTTATGCCCCGACTCTCCAGCTCCTGTATCAGTCAGATAATTTCACGACGCCTTCCAGTTTATCGCCACCATCGACAGTCAGACTCTTACGCAATCCCACCGCGTTGACTGCATGTTCTCGCCGTCTCAGTGCGATTTTGACGGCCTTACCTTTCACCCCATAAATCAAAAGCCCTCACGTCTTTTTCACGCTCAGCGTGAGAAATACAGCCATTCTGTTGTATCTCTGCGACATCGTTCAGGGAATGCTATTTACCCCCTGAAACGCGGGCTGTTCCCCCGTCACCTGCGCGCAGAAAAAGCGCGTTTTTTTGTGCACGCACGGATCCTTGACCGATCCAGCCGCCATGCGGGCCGGAAGGGCAAAAAGTCGTTCAAAAAAATTGTGCAAATTTGTGCACTTTTGTGCAAAGAAATGCCCCTCAAATTGAGGGGCATTATGTCTTGAAGGATTACGAACGAATAGGAATTGATGTTTGCGGTTGAATTGGCACGAGCACCTGATTATAAGTACGTAAAATTTCGTTATACAGGTCTTGGTGCTTTGATGCCTTAATGGTAATTATAAGAGCATACTTGATTTTTTCTGCCTTATGGCTGGCTATGCTTGCACCGGCCTCACGAGCGTTATAATGAATGTCAAATACAGGATTTTTTAGAGTTGAACCTAGCATGTTCTTCGAATTATGTAAGACGGTCTCCCATTTGCCCATGTCAGAACGTCGCTCACTTTCAGTTGAATATTTGGCCAGTTCAAAGAATCCCTTGGTTTCAGCATTTTGTTTTCCGTCTTTGATTTTTGAATCATTTGGCCGGAATGTCACTTCCAAACCAGCTTTTGTATAGGAAGCTGGGTCTTGTGGATCAGTGGTTGTTGCATAACAGAAAGTTGCCGCTAAGTTTATTCTACCTTTCAAGCCACCTTCAGGTATTGGAAGAGGAGCGCGTAAGTATTTTCCTGGTTTCAATTCACCTTGGTAGACGATACGGGCAACACCATCAGGGCTGACTATAATGTCGTTCAAGTCTTCAGGAAGTTTTCCCCAGCCAACTTCTGTACAAGGATGATCAAGCTGTTTTGACGCATGAATTAACAAAGCTTTGATTGCTAGTAGGCTCAAATCGTTCCCTAAAATTGCCCGAACACCAACAGCTGCTCGTAAGGCGTAAGGAGAGGCAAAGCTTGTTCCTAGCTGGGGTATGATTACAGGCTTCTTACCTTTACCTAAGACATGAAAGTACTCGTCTGTGTCACCACCAAACGCAACTAAATCCGGTTTCATCACGCCAGGACTTCTGCCTGGCCCAATGGCGCTATATGGTGCTCGTTTCCATTCCGTATCATTAACTGTATCACAAGCACCAACAGCAAGAGCATTAACGCAATCGGCTGGTACTTGAATTCTTGCATTACCAGACTTGCGATCCATTTCTCCATTGTTGCCAACAGCAACAGTCATTAATGTTTCACCATCACTTAACAAATCATCAATAACGGAAGTCCATGCATGAACTTCCGTATCTTCAATTGGTAGGTCTGGACCTAAACTTAGATTGATAAACTGATACTGGCGAGACAACAATACCTCTTCAATAAAGCCCAAAGTTCGATATAGTTCCAGCGGATCTTCTTGGCAGGTCTTGTTGTCCAAAACTCTTAAGTTATCAATATAAGAGTATGGTCTTTTCGCTTCCGATTTATTACTTATTGGTCCAAATAAAAAGGCTGAAGACACAGCTAAACCATGCTCTAAACCGTCTGGATCATCCTCTGCATGATCGTCCAAAACTCTATAGGATTTTAACCATGGCGATATAGCGTGCTCTGATGGTAAACCGCCATCAAGAATCGCAACTTTTATTTCTGAAGATACGGGGCCCTCAGCAGGCAATTTACACTGAGCTAAAGGACCGTAGTTCCTTTGTATTGGTCTAATCCCACGCAATCTTGGAACCGGTCTTATTACTCGTACAAATGTAAATTTCGCAAGCTTACTAATAGTAATTCTATCGGCCTGGATTGGCACGAACCATAATGTACCAGCGGTAAAAGCTAATGAAGTATGTACTTTGATGTTCAAATTTGATGCAAACTGAACAAATTGTTGCTGAACCAAGTCTTGTTCATTATCTGGCAGTAAATGAACACCAACCTCAAAATACGAAGAATCCTGCTCACCAATGGTAATAATACGCTCTTCGGGTAAATAGGCATCGAACCGTTCTATGCGTGCAAAATCAATCGCTTCGTCAGAAAACTCTTTGAGTCCTGACACCCAATGAGGTAACTCTTTGAAGGATTCTCTTTTACCAGCAACAAACATTTGTGTCGTAGTTACTTCTGACACAGTAACTTTTCGCTTCCAGCTTTGAGGCGTAATTTTTACCGTCCTGCTGCCAATAGACGTTAACCCGGTAGACTTAAGCATTTTTGCAGGAAAAAAAGAGCGTGCAATATAGCTCGGATTCAACGTCAACTTAGCCACAGCATAATCATAAGGACATGCCTGACTGGGTAAATCATCAAAATTTTCTATAGTAGATGCAATTTGCGGCAATAAACGTTGTTTCGATTCGTAAAGAGAATAAACCTCAGCTTTTCCGGGCACTCTTTTAGGACCAGGAATATCGCTGGTTAATAATTCGCCGCGTCCAATCAGAAAATTAGTTTTCGCCATACATACTCCTTATCTATGCTGTATTACATTTTTTGACTGTATTTTCTAATTGTATCCCTACTGACTCCGGTTAAGTCTGATATGGCATGCTGGGATAATTTAGAATTTCTTTTTAGAGTAACTGCAATTTCTTTACGTTCATTCCTGTCTAATTCTGATAAACCATCTTTAATGAACGACCCAATCAACTCTTCATCTGAGGAAATACCTAAAGCGACCGAACGTCGGAATTTGTTGATAGAACGCTCAATATTACTAAAAGATTCATTTTTGAACATAATAGCCAGTAGATCTATCCAACGTGCAAAAATCGCGTAGTCGGGACCTGAAAAGCGTTTAATTGCTTCTTTAATACTTTCGCTATCTGGCTTCTCAAAATTGAGCACTAAATCAAAACGTCTCCATAGTGCTGGATCAATCAACTCAGCGAAGTTAGTTGCAGCAAGTAGCAAACTAGAAGACGGCCATTCGTCAACCTCCTGGAGTATCACGGTAACAAGTCTTTTTAATTCTCCAACATCAGAATCATCACTTCTCTTTTTGGCGATTGAATCAATTTCATCTAACAGAAGAACGCACGGCCCTTTCTTCGCAAAATCTAAAGCTGCCCGAAGGTTATTTCCGCTTTTGCCCAGATAGCTGCTCATTACTGCCGTTAAATCAAGAACGTAAAAAGGAACCCCTAATTTCTGAGCTAACCAGCTTGCCGTAAGTGTTTTACCTACACCCGGAGGGCCAACAAAAATGGCAGAGCGTGTTGGTTGTAAGCCGAGAGTCTTGAGGCGATCGATGTGCTTCCGCTCAAGAATAATTTGATCCAGTGAGTCTTCTATCTGACTGGACAGTAGAGGTTTGCTCACAATCTTTTCATTTGGTGCTTTAAGCAAGGTAAGCCTTGACTCCTCGTCCACAGGCATGGTTTGAGGCAGCGCTTGTTTTGGTGCGGTAACCTTACGCAGGCTTTGTGCAGGCTTTTGCGGTTTATTTCGTAGATAAAGATCAAGCTGCTCGGATAGAGCAGGCATAGTTTCCCGATATTTACGCACCAAGCGAGCGACATATAACCGAACGTCATCATACTGTTCAGTTATTACCAGTCTAACTAGTTGGGCTAAATCTGACTGAATACCACCTAAGTCGCCCATCTTAACTGTAACCTCTTGATTTTAAGTGAATTGAAAAAGCATTTAACTGGACTATTTATAGTATTGCACTTTTTTATCAAACAGGGAAGAGGAATACTATATGAAATTACAGTGTGCCTCATGGAACGTCCTTACCATGTCTAAACTCTACCTTCATACAATTGATGATTTCTTTCTTGGTTATTTTTTCTTCTCGCTATTGCCTTTGTCCTGCAACAGACCCGCCTTGTGACGTGCGCGTTCAGTGGTTTCATTGATTCTCTGTGCGTGCTCTGCGTCACGGATGGCGCGCAGCATGTCAGAAAGCACGGTAACGGGAGTTTTCATGGTGTTCTGGTCCTGCTGAATTGTGGATGCCAGGCGTGCAGCGGCTTCAGGGTCTGATGCCCCGAGCTGTTTCAGATAGCTGGAAATCGGGTTATGGCGGATTTCCGTGCTGTTTACGCCGTGATTACGGCTCAGGCGCTGCCAGAGCTGCGTGATTCGGCTGTCCGGTCGGGTATCTGGTTTGCGTACAATTTCAAATCCCTGCGGTGCAATGATGCTGCCGTCAACGTACAGACTGCCGCCTCGTAACAGGTGCTGCATCTGCTGTTCACCGATATGCAGGCCGAGAGATTCGGCAGATTCCCGCCATTCTTTAGCGAGTAATTCGTGGTTATCAGGCAAAGGCCGCTGCTGTTTGCGGCTCTGTGTCCAGCTCTGCATTTCATCACTGCTGTTTTTTGCCTGTTTGTCACGAAGCGAACGCATCAGCGCCCGGCGTTCGTGCCGTTTCAGTGAGCGCATCCATTCATCCACATCAACGCCGTCAGGAAGCTGCGGCCACAGTGCTGGCCGTTCTTCCTGCTGTTCTGTCCCGTTGTTGTCCGTTTCCTGTACACGGGGACAGTTATTGCCACGAGTCCAAGGGGCGGCAGGGCCGCCCTGAAGGTCAAAACCATTTTCGCGGGCGCTGTCTTCCGTTTCCGGTTTACGTCTTACCAGCTTCCAGTTATCCGGATGCGTGCACACACGGGAGGATTCCCCGATGAGTGGCGACCAGATCCCGTAAATCTGTACGCTCTGTTCGCCGTAATCGTTCAGCTCATCTGCGAGGTCGTAGGCGGTGCGAATCAGGTAGTCTTTGCGTGGAACAAGTACGCCGCCCTGTTTTTCAATGTAGGTGGCAAAACACCCGGCATCGGCGGCAGCGAGTACCGCATCCATTGCATCATCTTTCAGCCGTTGCGGGCCTTCCGGATTGCGTGCCATCTGGCTGGCAAGGCGGCGCAGTTCACGCCACACCTGACGGGAGGGGATGCCAAAGAACTGGAACTGACGGACCCGGTGAAGGCGCGCCCAGCCGATGGCGCGCTCCACGCTCTCGGCCATTGATTTTCCGGTTTCGTGGTCAACGCGTGGCTTGCCCGTTTTCGGGTCGATGCCATCCACGGCGCGGCTGTCCAGGTTCTTTCCGATGTAGGTGGCGATGTAGCTGGTTGGTGTGCCTTTTGAGCCGTCGACATACTCCGCCTTAAAACGCGGAGTTATGTCATCGCCCAGCTCGTGGCGGTCCTCCTGAATGGCAATATCGCAGACGTGGGACACGATGGTTTCAATCTCGTCCGGATGTGCAAAGACCATCATATGCCAGTGCACAGTGCCGTCATGGTGAGGCTCCACCGTGCGGATGCCATACCAGCGCAGGCCGTCGCGGTTCAGTTTTTTGCGGACCGCCGCAAAAAACGTGTTAACCAGGTAATCGCTGGAGTCGCGCATGGTGGCCCCGTTCCATTTGGGGTTCGGATGACCGTTCTCCGTTGTTGCGTGGTATTTTGACGGGCAGGTGACGGTCAGAAACACCGCTCTGTCGCCACGGGCTTCGGCCAGAAGTTCCAGTCCCTTCATGGTGGCCATCATTTCTGCCTTACGGTGAACCGGGTTACTTACTCCCGCGTAATACACCGTCTCGAGATCAATCGTGAACCCGTCTTCATTTTCCAGCATGAAACTTTTCAGGAAATCGCGTGTTTTCTCGCGCTGTGCGCGAAACTCGCTTAACGCGTCCTGGCTCAGATAGGGGGATGTTTTTCTGGAAATCAGACAGGCGGCGCGGAGTTGTTCTTCCCGCCACTCACAACGTAACAGCCACAGTTTGCGTTTCCACCATTCCGCACAGGTCAAGCGAAGGATTGCGCCCGGCAGCAGCTCCGTGTCCGGTTCGTTCCTCCGGTCTTTGTCTGTTGTCAGTGCGTCATAATGTGGAGGCATGGCGTGCAGGTGTAACGCCATGCGGGCCAGCATCTGATACGCCTTCAGCGTTACATCCATGGTCAGTTCGCCATCAGTCGCGCCAAAGCCATCGCAGAGTTTTTCGAAGGTGCTGCTGAACATCGCCGCCGTCATGGTGGCCAGCGTCTGTATCTGGTGTTTGTTGAGCTGCGGCAGGTAAAGCAAATCGTCCAGGCGTTCGCGTCCGGCAAGGGAGCGATAACCCGGTGTCAGCCAGCGGTGATCGGTGCGGTCCAGACGTTCGAATATTTTGCGCAGGGTTCCGCGCGCGTAGCGTTCAGCCTGCCAGCTCTTTTTGCCTTTCTGGCGATCGGCTTCCTGTTTTTTGCGCAGGAAAGAGAGGTGGCGGCTCAGAGGTTCACGCAGATAAACGGGAAGCACCTTCAGTGTGGCAAAAGCACGGGCCACCGGGTCTTGTTCTGTTGCCTGACGCTTGCTGATGATGCTTTGTGCCAGCTTTTCACGCTGTCCGGCTTCCTCAAGGGATGCCATGAGTTTTTTACCCACGGTGGATTGTGCGAAAAAGGCTTCCTCCTTCGCTTCCTGTTCTTCCAGAGCCTTTTTGTCTGCCTCAAGGTAGTAACGGATGGCGCGTTGCAGGTCGGTTTCAGTTTCCTGCCTGTGCTCCGTAAATCTGGCCGGATCAATGGCTGGCCGTGGTTCATTCCAGCTCCATGCAAACTCATTCATGGCTGGTATCCCGTCACGCGCTGCCACTCCTGCGAGAACAGGGCAGAAAGGCGGTTAAATTCAGCGGTGTATTCACTCAGCGAGGCACACCCGCCAGCAGTGCGATGCGCCAGCATTGCCGCAAATACGGAGGCCGGGGAGTCGTAATACGCCAGCAGTGATTCTCCGTGTGGTGTCAGGCAGTGCAACGCCAGCCCGTGTGGTGTGAAGTCCACGCGGTAGCAGTCGTCTACTGTGAAATAAAGGGTGTCTGCATTCTCCGGTTTTGTGGTGCGTGCTCTGTTGTCACGACCACGGATGTAGAGATCAAATAATCCCTGAAGAACGGGAGCCAGACGGGTGTCCTGTGTGCGCACCCATCTTGTGAAGTCATGAGCGTCAATCATGCTGCAATTCTCTTTACTACAGATGTGCGAAGGCCTCCCGCCGCAAGGTGCAGGAAAGGCCCGGAACAGGAATTAATGGAGTTTGTTTTGCTGCTGGAAGAGTTGTTGCAGCTCGCGCAGATCATCCGCCAGATAGCTGAAAACAGAGGCGGAATAGATGTTCGATAGCGCGTGGCTGCGCTCATGCAGCATATTGATGTGCATGATTTGCGCGACGCGTGATGCGCGGAAAAGTCTACGGTTGATTTCAGTCTGGATGTGACGACGCGCAGCGTATGCGCGCTGTTGTTTGCGGTTTGCCATGGTGTGGCCTCTTTGCTCGGTGATAGAAATAGCTCACCATCCAGAGTTGAGAATCTCGGGGTGGCGAGACGTACAGGGTTCTCAACACCGGAGAGCAAAGAATCCGGCCCGACCGAAGTCGGCCCCGTACGCCCCGCCATAATTCTGACGCGAAAAAGACGTGGCAATACAGTACGCACAAAAAAACCGCTGGCGCGGTTATGCGCTTTGCTCTGTATCGGGTTGAGAATCCCGGCACCCGTTTTATGAGGTGCAGCGGAAATGTAACCTGACCGATTGCGGCATGGCAAGCGGTTTTTTTGTGTGTGCATGTTCTGGCTTCTTACTGGTTCAGAAAAAAATCAAAAACCTTGTCAATGCGTTGCAGCAGCTCTTGCTGCATTGCTTCCGGCGTTTCCGGTTCGCCAGGTGCCCCCAGCGTTGCGCAGAAATCAGCGATTTCATGATGGAGCGTCAGGCGAATGGCAGGAGCCGTGGTTCTGGCGTGCTCCAGCTGATCCAGCAGTGCCAGCACAGCAGACGGCGAGAGCATTGCGCGAAATGCCAGTAATTTTTGAGGAGTTGCCATTCGTTGCAGGGCAAATGCCAGTTCGCGTAGCTTCTGGTGGTTGGTGGTGCTCATGTTCTGGCTTCCTTCAGTAGCTGGTTAAACATGTGAGTAAGTGGATTGCTACACCCGAACGGCATCGGGTTTACGTGGTAAGAAGCCTGGCCTCCAGTTTTGCGAGCGCGACCACCTGTGCTGCGGTTTGTTCTGATGACTAAGCCGCCGCGCCAAAGTCGGCGTAACTCAGCATTAATAGCTGTGGTTGGGGTGTTCAGTGCTGCGGCGATTTCTCCGCCGCTACAACCCGGATGTGTAGTGATGTAGTCCAGAATGGTCATTTGCGTGGCTCCTGTACCTGTCGGATAAGATTCACCCGCGCCACGTTGGTGGCGCAGAAGTAAGTGCCGTCAGTGAGGTAGATGTGGTGTGCATCCTTTTCCGAACGATGTTTGTCGATAGTGGTAATCAGGCGTTCGTCGACCTCGTATTCGCGCCCTCTGGAGGTAAAGCGAATGACGGGAAAATGCTTAATTGCCATTGCGCCCCCTTTGTCCAGTAACCCTATGCGTTAAATACGGCACGTTGCGCGTCATCAATGAATACAGCTTGAGATCGTTCTATCAGGCGGAGATTTGTCAGAAGCTCTGACTCTTTTGTGTGGTAAGGCGTTATCAGGTATTTGCCGTGCAGTTCGGCAATAATGGTGTATTGCGTCATTATTGCCGAACCAAGAATGTAAATGCGGCGTCCAATGCTGGACGGATTCATGGCTGCAACTGTTGACTGTGTTTTAAGAGTGTCGATTTCTTTGCTCTGTTCCTCAATAATTTTGGCTGCTTCAGAGGTGGCTATTGCGATGGTCAGTGCGTAAAGCGCTGCCATATGTTGATTATCTTTCTGGGCTGCCCTGGACAGCTTGTCTTGCTCTGCTGACACTATTTTTAATGTATTGATAATATTTTTTTCTTTTGCGTTCATTTTATATCTCCGTTATTTACGTGTGCGAATACCTCCGCGAATGCGGATAGTTTTCAGGTTTTCAGGTTTAATCTGGTGTTTTGTTTAAGCTGTTATTTGTCAGTGAAAAAGCGTTCAATCTTTTTTACTGAATGAATAATTCGCATAATCCCAATGGCGCAGGCCACCGAAATAATCAGAACAAGCCATGAGATAAATATACTCATGCGATATTCCCCAGCTTATACGGTTCAATGTGTTCCCCGCATTCTGCGGCACAGATCAGCTCGGAAAGTTCGTTCAGTGCATCCAGATCATCAGCGTAAAAAGCAACGTCATACAAACTCCGGATTGCCCTGGTCAATGAATCACGGGCTGCATGTTCAGCATGAGCGCCTGATGCACTTAAGCGAAAATAAAATCGTTCAAGTGCTTTGTTAATGAGAGTTTTATATTCTTTGCCCATCGCAACGCCCTTTAATCTGCTTTCTGAATTTCAGCTTCTGAATCCATACAAATAATTTCGATATAGGGTTCATCGCCATTAACCTGACGTGCCTTTTCAGCTTCGCTAATGATTTCTCGTACGGTCTGGTACGGAAGCTCCACAGTCAGGCGCGTACCGTTCAGATAAACGTAAGTAGCTGCGTTTTTTTCGGATGGAACAACTCCGTCAATGGCTGATGCGCGTAATAACAGTTCACCGCGAAAATCAATAAAACGGATAAATACACCTTGTGCATGCTCTTTGGTCATAAAGCACCTGTTATAAATCAGCCTGTTTAATAAAACTTTGCCCGCGAAGCAGACGATCAACCGTGCGAAGTGCTTCGTATAATGTGAAATCCTGCCCGAAGTGATTGTCGCCGCAGTTCAATGCAAAAATGCGGTTTCCGGTAAATGGATTGCGTGGGCATTTGTGGACCACGATTCCAGCTTTCTCAATCAGCCAGGCATGCTCGCCGATTTGTTTTACAGCGTGGCCATCCGGTGTTGCGTGCGTCTCGTTCAGGTTATAGCGACTGTTACTACGTGATGCACTGGTAGCGACGTGGTGTACATGGCGTTCTACGCCATTACGAAATTTGGAGTATGGATTATTAGCGTTTTTTTTCATGATGGTGCTCTGTTCATTGTTTTAGCTGTTAGCCAAAGCGTCTTTTAACATCGCCACAAGGTTTACTTCAGGCTTTTCCATTTTGGCGCGTTTGGGGCGGATAATAATTCGACCGTCAGCCAACATCTTTTTGCATGTATTAAGAGGGATACCTGTTATCTCTGCATATTTCTGCAGGGATACATAGGGGGCATTCACATTGATATTGATGGTTATACCTGACATCCCACTAGCCTCCTGATCAGGAAGATTTGTTTTGTTCTTTCTGGGTTAGCTCTAGGCCGCGAAGGAAGATCATGCGCGCCATGTTAGAGGATGAGCGTTGTTCTTTAGCTGCCATTTCATCAATGACGGCTCGCTCCTCGAGGGACAGCCGAAGTGCCAGTCTTGGACCTGTGGCGGTGTTACGCGGAATGCGTGATCTGGTATCGTGAAGAACTTGTTTCATAGTGGTATATTGTGATCATCTAATAGCTCGTGAAATCATTTTGGTATCAAAAAAGATACCTGTCAAGGTTTTTGTATGAAAAATGATATTGGTCAGCGGTTGCGTGAGGAAAGGGAAAGATTGGGACTTAGTCAAGTTGCCATGAGCGACATTGGTGGAGTCAAAAAGCTAACTCAGCTTAGATATGAGAAAGGAGATAGCTTTCCTGATGCTGCGTATTTGGCAGCGCTGTCTCGTTTTGGCCTTGATGTTCAGTATGTTGTGTTGGGAATTCACTCACCTGAAACTTATAACGATGATGAGCAGGAGTTGATTACTCGCTTTCGAGCAGCTTCGTTAGATGTGAAAAACGCGGTGATTGGGGCTTTAAAAGGTGCGATCAGTGAAAAGGAAACTCAGCCATCAGGACGTGAGTTAAATATTTCTGGTGGTAATAACCGTATCGCTGGTCGTGACTATAACGAAACTAAGGGTAGGTGATAGTAGGGAGGTGACATGGCCGTCAACTCAAACGGTTCAAACAATCGCGTTGCTGGGCGTGATTTTCACGAAAAGAATATTCAGATAGAGCGATATGATGGTTCTCATACCGTCAATATCGCAATCCCTTCGAATAATGATGATGACGATCGCCCTTTGCTTAAGGCTCAGCGTAAGGAGCTAAATAGCTTGGTTGCTGCTATTGCAGAAGCTAGCAATACTGAAGCGTTTATTATTTGGCAAAAAGTACATGCGGAGATTGGTGTAGCTGGTATTGATGATATGACAGTAAATCAATATAAAACAGCGGAGAGTTTTCTGCATGCAATGCTTGAGCGATGTAAAGATCATGATGCCTGTAAGGCTCTTGTAAGTTTATTACTACGTAACAGTGAAGACTGTGGACTTCGACAAAAACTTCTGCGGTATTGCCATATCAATTTCGGTACAGGACGTTTAAACGATCTTACTCGTTCTCAGTTACAGTCTGCATTGTCGTGGTTAGAGCAACAATCGGCATCAAGCCACACAGAGAGTTCGACCTTACCAGAAGTCCGACTTCGTGCTTCAGAATTAATCCGACTTTATCCAAAAGAAATAATATTCTTTATCTGCGTAGGGGTTTTGGTAGGCGGTGTCATTTCTAGGGCGTTTTTTAATTTGTAATCTTACTTGAGCTAAATTGAGGTAATGATATGAAAGTAAAAAATGTTCAACTATTAGTTACTTTTTTATCTATGTTTTCTTTTTCCGCCGTCGCAATGCCTTTTAAAACTATTGAACGTGAGAGTTTTAATGGGGTATGGCCATTTAATACTGATGAGGTTCAATTACAGTGTCTTGATGGTAATCCTTATGTGATGAATTTTGACGATAATAAGTTATATGCACTTACAGGTTTGGCTCGAATAAAAGGTAAAACATTTGGTGCGTTACCGTTAGATAATAATAATCCATTTTGGCTAGATAATGATGCCGCCCCAGGGTTAAAAAAGAGTCTGGGGGATGTCACTAAGGCTGCATTTGATTTATGTGATAAGTAACTAAAATGTCGGTTCGTAAGATTCCATCAGGTAAATGGCTTTGCGAATGTTATCCCTACGGGGCATCGGGAAAACGCATTCGTAAACAGTTTGCGACAAAAAGTGAGGCGCTCTCTTATGAGCGCCGTTTAATGAATAGTAGAGTTGGAGACGAGTTTCAAGATGGTTCTGGTCCTCGTCTTTCTGAGTTGATTGCTCGTTGGTTTGAGATGTACGGTAAAACCTTGTCCTCTGGTGCAGAGCGCAAAGTCAAACTTGAGGCGATTTGTTCCAGGCTGGGAGATCCATTTGCTTCTCAGTTTGACAAAAATATGTTTGCTACTTATCGGGAAAGAAGGCTATCAGGAGAATGGAATCCCAAGGGGAAGAAAAAACTTAGTGAAGCAACCGTTAATCGCGAGCAGTCATATCTACATGCTGTTTTTGCCGAACTGAAGCGCCTTGGGGAGTGGTCTGGTGAAAACCCCCTGACTGGTATTCGCAAGTTTCGTGAGGAAGAAAAGGAACTGGCGTTTCTGTATGTAGATGAGATTGAACGCCTTCTGATTGCGTGTGATGAGTCACGGAATAAAGATTTGGGGGTTGTTGTCCGTATTGGGCTTGCGACGGGTGCTCGGTGGAGTGAAGCAGAAGGATTAAAGCAATCTCAAGTACTGCCCGGTCGAATCACATTTGTTAAAACTAAAGGAAAGAAGAACCGCACTGTACCGATTTCACCTCAATTGCAGGCTATGCTTCCTAAAAAACGAGGAGCGCTATTTTCACCATGTTATGAGGCTTTTGACGCTGCAATTAAGAGAGCGAAGATCGAGCTTCCTGATGGGCAATTAACTCATGTGCTACGTCACACGTTTGCCAGTCATTTTATGATGCGGGGCGGAAATATTCTTGTGTTGCAAAAAATACTGGGGCATAGCGATATAAAAATGACTATGCGTTATGCGCATTTTGCTCCAGGTCATTTAGAGGCTGCTGTTGAATTGAACCCTTTTGACAATAGAGGGTAA